TCGTTTCTTATCCTAATGTTAATACGTATTCAATTGCTAAGTCTTCTGCTGCTGCAAAACTAATTGAGCCTGTTGCGCCTGCAACTGAAACCCAGCTAAATCCGTCCCATATTTCTAAATATCTTTGTTCTGTGTTGTAACGCACCATTCCGGTTTCTCTATTTGCAGCAGCTGGACGTTCAACATTTGTTCCAACTGGTACAATAAATCCGTTAGTGCCATCAATTTTAAAATACCCAGCACCACTTTGTTCAAATAATGTAACTGCGTCTACTGCTCTATTAGTAATAGTTGAATCTTTAAATGCAAGATCGTCTATAACTACAGCACCTGTTCCATTTGACGACAGTACTAAATCAGTATTTATCGTAGTTGCTTCAATAGTGTTTCCGTCAATTACAATATCGTCTACTTCAATTCTAGGAGTTTCTAATTTATCTGCATCGATTGTAGTTACTACACTATCTTGTATATAAAATCTAATTATGCCGTCGTTTGCGCCTGGTGTTAATTCTGCGGTTATACGTGTATCTAGGTCTAAATCATAAACACCATTTAGCGCGATCCAGTTGCCGTCATAACCTTCATACAAGTTTGTTTCGGTATTATAACGGATCATACCTGTCGCTGGTGTAGGTCTAGCTGCTGTATTGCCTTTTGGCAATTGTAGCGCACTCGAAGAACTAATTCTAACAGTGCCACTGTCTGCGTCTAAGTTTATATCTCCACTTAAACTTTCAATAGTGTTTCCACTTAATCTTAAATTACCTGTTTCAATTTTGTCACCAGTAATTGTAGTAACGTTGCCACCAGTATTAATAGTTATACCACCAGTAGTGTCAATATTAAAGTCTGATGTAGTAAAATCTACAGTACCTGTTGATTGATCAATATGGAATAAATCACCAACTCTAAAATCACCTTTGTGATCAACTGAGCTATATCTTACTTTTGCTCCGTTTAATTCATTAACTTCATTTGCTTGTATTACATTTGTATCGTCGTTGTCAGTTAATTTACCTGTTCCAATGTACGCTAAGTTTTGACTTACTAGGTACATTAGTACGCCTTTGCCGTCGCCTACTACTCCGTAGTTTCCATATACACACGCACTTGCAATTGAGCGTATTTCGGCGCCAAAGTCTGTAGTATCAGCTAATGTTATATAGTTAGCTGTAGCTCCGCCGCTAAATCTTATGTCTTGTGAATTTAAAGTGTCATCTGGAAATACTGTTGCTGTATTAGTTCCATTAAAGTGTAATAACAATGATGTATTTGTATCACTTGTTTCTTCTGATGTTGGAGCAACAAAATTACTAGTATACCTAGCTACACCTTTTGAAACTCTTAATTCGTCAATGTAACCGTTAAAATAATCTGCTGAGCCGTCAAAAATAGATCCAATTACTAACGGTTTAGCTGTGCCGTAATCATGATTGTCAGTATATGTTGCACCCGATTGTGTTCCGTTAACAAATAATTTTGTACTTGTTCCTGATTTTGTCAGTGCTATGTGTGTCCAAGTATTTGCGCTTATTGTTGCTCCAGCGATTTGATTTCCGCTATTTGTATAATAAAATAGTTGATTAGATGCATCAATGTATATCATAGGTGCTAAATCAACTGCTGAACCTGCTCTAAAGTCGACAATAGTTTGGACAGTACCTGGATTAGTATGGTAAATCCAAAAACTTATTTCTAATTCGTCAGTACCAAAGCCAAAGTCATCTTGTGATGTTATTCCAACGTAGTCGCCAGTGCCGTCAAGTAATAAACTTGTTTGTCCAAATTTCTTCTGTGTTGTGCTTAACTGAGCATCAGCATATGCTGTAGTAGATTTACCGCCGCGCTCGGCAGCAGTTTCTAAACCTGTTAAGTTGCCTGGTATATAAAATTTACCGTCTGCATCTTTAGATGCAATTGTACCTGTGGCTAATGCTGTTACGCCATCAGTGTCGTAGTATGTAAATGTTTCAGCAGCATTAAATGTTCCTACTAGCCCGTCAACTCTTATTGATGTTTGTCCTGCTGCTTTTAATCCTGTAGCACCGTTAAGTGCATACAAGCCTCTATTTGCAAAATAAGTAAAACAGTTTAACCATTCTACTCTAACACCGTTAGTAACAGTTAATGCATCTACTCCAGGCGTAATAAAAGTTACACTATGGAATAAACATCCTGCTTCTCTTGATGCTGCATTTGCTATACTGCCGTCAAGTTTTGCGCCGCCGCCTGCATCACCTTGAGCAAAGCCTCTTGGGTCGTCTGCTGGTGTTACACTTCCTGATGTAATTACACTTACATTTCTAATATATGGTGATCTTGATGTTACTGTAAAGTTGTTTGCAAACTCAAAAGCATATCCTGGAGCAAAGAAGTCTTTAATTGTAATATCTTCGATTGTAGATTCACCGTTGAGCAAAAATGCTGTGTTAGTATTTGTTCCTGCTGTTGGTTGAATATTTACACTACGCAGACTGTGTCCTTTTAATGTTACACCGGCTGGTATAGTCATTGGAAATATTTCTTCATACACTCCTGGATAAATGTGGACTGTGTCGCCGGCACTTGCTTGGCTTAATGCATGTTTAATAGTTGCATGAGGATCGTTAGTATGGTCGCCGGTATTAGTGTCGTCGCCGTTTTCTGCAACATAATAAATATTGCCCTGTCTTAATGCTAAGTTAATTCCATCTGCAATAATATTATTAGTAGTTACAGTATCTGCATAAAAGTTATTAGTCCATGTGTCTTGCCACTGTTGGCCGCCTAATCCTGGATCACTACCTAACTTGTATGTGTCTGTTACATTAGGAATAATATCTGAATCAATTTCTGCATTAAAAATAACGTTGTCGGTATCTGCATCGCCAATTGTAATATTTCCGTCAGCTGTAATATTTCCAGTTGCAGTAATATTACCATAGACATTTGTATCACCGTATATTTCAACAGTTCCGGTGCCGTTTGGATTTATTTGTAAATTGGTATTTTCAGAGTTTGTACTGATAACATTGTTTTCGATATCGAAGTCATCAATAACTAATTTTTGTTGATAAACTGTATTATTGTTTGCACCTAGTGTTAGACGATTTGTTACAGAAGATACAGTGTTGCCAGAGATTCTAACATCACCAAAAGCACCATTGCCTGGTACTTCTAAATTAGTTGTTCTTGTAGTTCCGGTTACATCTAGGTCATACTGGGGACTTGCATTGTTTATGCCGATGCGACTGTTTGTAACATCTAGATATAATAAGTCATTCTCAAAAGCTAGATCCACTCCCTCACGAAGTAGGTTTGCTTTTAAGAGTGGACCACTTATTCGACCAATAGCCATCTCTTCTCCTCAGTACGGGGATCCTGTCCCTCTAGCCGAATTTTCACCCCTTGGGTTCTTTGCTGGCTAACCACAGTCTGACCCTGCAGGTATTGGTCATACTCTGCATTAATATTATTTATCGTTTTTTAGGATTAACCAAGTACTATGGTGTAAATATCGACTAATTCTTTAAGTATTTCGTCAGTAACTTCTGCGCCTTCACCAGCACTTCTTTGCCATTTTTCAGTGTTCCAAGTTTCCATATAACCTTCTGTTGTATTATATCTTGTTTCACCTTCTGCAGGAGTTGATGATTGTTCAGCAGTAGTTCCGGCCGGAACTACTAAGCCAGTTGTACCGCCAAATTTTACATAACCATTATTAGTTGTAGCTAGTGTTAAATTATTGGCCGATGTATTATAAAATGTACTATTTTTTAAATCAAAGTCATATACATCTACTACATTTGTAGCTGTAGTTCTTTTAAGTTCTAGATCTGACTGTGAAAGTGTTGTCGTTACTAAATTATTGTCAAACAAAATATCGCCAGTTGATAGTCCGTGTAAATTAGTACTATTACTGTCAATAGAGCCTACTTGGACGCCGGCTGCTCTAAGAATTATAGTATTATTAGTATCATGTGTATCAATACTTTCTTGTCTATCACTTGAATATATACCGCCTAAACTTAAATTACCCGATGAATAACCTTCGTATAAATTTGAATCTGTGTTATATCTAATATCAGCTTGTAAATTATTTCTTTGTATATCTGTACCATTACTTAGAATTAAAGAAACATTATTATCTGTATTAAATAACTCAGTAACTGGAGATAATGTTAAATCTCCGTCAATAGTAGTTAAAGTATTTCCAGTAATCCTAATATTACCAACATCAACTTTTGATCCGTCAATAAAAGAACGATCAACACCATTCCGTACAGATATTGAGCCAATTCCACTAAAATCAATTGTGTTAGCATCTATACTAGTTGACCCAGTTTCAAAGTCTACAAAAAAGTTATCTCCAACTTTAAATGTACCGTCGGCATCAGTTGATGTGTAATATATATTTCCAGAATTTAATTCTGTAACTTCGTTTGCTGTAATAGTAAGTGTTCGATCATTCGATACACTTTTACCAACACCGGTATAAGCAAAATTATGTCCTATTAGATACATTAGTGTATTTGCGCCGTCTGCTTCTGCACCTTTAGTACCATACACATTTGCCGAGCCTATTGATCTTATCTCTGCACCAAATGTTGTGCTATCATTTGCTCTGCCTAATGTTCCGTTTGTTGCATACAATCCTCTATTAGCAAAATACGTGAACGAGTTAAGCCATTCTACTCTAACGCCATTTGTCATTGTTATAGCGTCTACACCCGGAGTAATAAAGGTAGCTGAATGGAAAAGCATACTAGCTTCTCTAGTACTAGATCCTGTTGTTGCTCCATCAATTAAAGCACCTTTGCCTGCATCTCCGCTTTCAAAAAATCTTGGATCAGGATGAACTTCTTCAAAAAATTCTGCGTAAGTATTTTTGTCGCTCATATATAAAGCGTTTAATGCAGGTATAAATTCATCGTATATCCACGTACCGGAACCATAAGTTTGAGTTCCGTTATGAATATTATATGCTATTACAGCGTCAGCTGTTGTAATTTCAGCACCAGACTCTGCATAATACGGCAGATATGGATTACTCCTGGTATTATTAAGGTCGCCATATAAGTATCCTGATGGACTTTGGGTTGTTAAAAAGGGTTCTAATGGTCCATTAACAGCATCATTAAAAAATCCACTAAGGCGTTGGATGTAAGTACCGACAGCAAGCCAATTTATAGGAGGTGCATATTCTGTACCTTTTGTAATAACTGTTACGTTTCTAATGTACGGGGAACGTTCTGTAATTATTGTGTTAGCAGCAAAAGTAAATGCATGTCCTGGACTATAAAAATCTTTAATTGTAAGATTTTCAATTGTAACATTTTGATTCATTTCAAATGCATTGTTTGTATTTGTTCCGGCAGTAGGTTTAATAATACAGTTTCTAATATCCTCACCCGATATAGTAATTCTTTCAGGAACAACTAAAGGAAATACTTCTTCGTATTCTCCTGGATAAATGTGAATAGTTACTGGACCTTGTGTACTTGCATCAACTACGCTAAGTGCGTGTGACAATGTACGAAATGCTCCGTTTTGATGATCGCCAACATTAGCATTACTACCGAGTGTGCTTACATAAAATATGTTGCCTTGGCGTCTTGATAGTGAAGTACTTTGTACAATTACATCATCTACAAATGACGATGTAGTGTTTAATAAATTACTGTAAATAGCGTTCCAGCGTTTTGTCTGTGAACCTAATGCACTTGTATTTGTTAAGTTTGGGAGAATGTCACTATTAACATCAGCAGCAAAAGTAACGTTGTCATTGTCGTCGTCACCTAAAGTTAAATCACCTGCAAATGTTATATTACCAGTTGAATGTATACTACCAGTCGAATTCCAGGAGCTTTGGATTTCAATAGTTCCTGTTCCGTTTGGTCTTAGTTCTATATTAGTATTGTCGGTAGTTGACGAAAGTTCATTAGCATCAAATTTTAAATTTGCAGTTTCAATTCCTGTTGCAAAGATATCACCTGTTGAATTTAAGTTAATAGTATTTTCAACTAACTGAGTTATTGCATTACCTTGCAATTCAAAACTACCTAAGTTAAAGGTACCAGTTGTTATTGCATTAGTTGTTCTAATTGGAGAAATTGTAGTAAGTACATCGGGACTTGCCATCGATGTAGTATTAATACCAATTCGATCATTATTAACGTCTAGATAAAGTAAATCGTTTTCGAATGCAAGATCAATACCTTGACGTTCAAGATTACTTTTAAGTACGCCACCACCAATTCTACCTACTTGCGACATGTTATTTTCCCTCTTTGACTAATGTATTTATTTGTCAAAGTTATGTAATACAGTGACGTCTTTTCCAAAAGGAGGTGGTGATGTAAATCTTAGATAATATCCTGATGCCCTTACTTGGCCTGTGCCTAATGGAGTATTACTATTAAGCACAAAAACTTCATCTACACTGTTAGAAGCTGCGCCTAATGTTGTAAAATCAGTATCACCAACGGTTGTTATTTTATACTCTGTGCCCTGTGTTGCTGTTGTTACATCAATTTCTCCACCTACGTCACTTGCTGGAGGATTTTGTATTATAGTATAGTTAGTTGTTGCTATTTGAAAAACGTTTTCAACAAATACTAAAATGTGCTTTTCTTGAGAAGGCGCAAATAAAGTATTGTTTGCTAATTTGCCAAATATAATATTAGTTGCATCGGCACCTGTTAGTGTTTGTTGAACAATCCCTGGATCTCTATTAGGTTCTTTAAATCTTATATTTCTCCAAGATCCATTTTGATATGCTTCAAATTGTTCGGTTGATGTGTTATATCTAAGTTGTCCTTCAGTCTGTGCTGTTGCAATACCCGATTCGCTTGGACGTTCAGATGTTGCGCCTTTAGGTACTAATAATGCACGTTCGCTATCAACAATCACTTGATCATCAATGTCGTACTGTACGCCTTTTCCGGCAATACTTCTTAGGTTAGTAGTTTGGCGCTTTATTAATCTCATTATACTTCCAAATAGCTCACAGTTGCTGATAATACTGTATATCTTGACAACCGTGCTGTGCCTGATCCTAAACCTGCTCCAGTTGCTGTAAAAATTGTACTAGGATTATTATCAGCTGCACCTAGTGCTGTGAAATCTGTAGATCCAGCAGATACAATTGTATATTCTTTTCCAACTACAAAACTACCAGCATTAATAGACGGTCCTACATATTCTGGTTCTGACTGAAATCTAAGTTTGTCGCCTTGGTCAAGAACAATTTTTTCATTGTCAAATGTAAATGTTTCGCCAGCAGGTAATTCTAAGTTGTTAATAACTCTAGTTACGAAGTTGTCTGTTGCATTACCTTGTGGCACAATGTGTATATCAAATTGGGCAGTTGTTGAGCCGTTATTACAAACTAAAATATTTGTAATAGCATATGTTTTATTCTGTGGCACTCCACCTGCATACGCACCCGGATTATCTCCATCTGGGTCTAGTATGTCTACGTATGTTTGTCTTAATTGTGCGTTTTTAATTGCCATTTTGTTTCCTTAAAATAACATGCTGAATAGCAGTGATCTATTTTTACTTATTAATTCATCTCGTGTTTGTTCTTTGTTTACAAAAAACAATCCTGTTTTTCCGTTAGACTGATTTGAAGCATATAATTTAATACCTTCACTAGTATATAAAGGTTCTAAATTTTCAGGCGATATATCATCTCCGCCTGGGACACTTGTTAGTACCAACGAATCTTCAACTTTAACTCCGCCAACTCCTGGCGCCCTAAGAACTAAATCAGCATCACTTGCTAGTGTTTCAATAGTAGTTCCTGCAACTCTTATTTGATCAAATTCCCAACGGTCTGCATACAGTTGAGCAACTACATTATTGTCTATTGCAAATTTTATTACACTTGGATTGCTTGTTGTTTCTTCGTCTTCAATAGTAATACTAGTAACTGATAACGATCCGTCACCAATTTGACTTAAGAAAACATTAGCAAAGTTATATGCAACATAATCTGCTACACCTTGAACATTAGTTAATGCATCTGGATTTCTTAATGATCCATTAATATTGCCGCCGGCATCATATTCAAATGTACCGTATTCATAGTTTACTACGTTTTGAACAGAAACTGTAGGTGCTGCTCCTGTACCCGTTGATGGATTTCCTGGAGTTAGTAATAACGATGCTCCGCCGGTGTCTAATCCGCTTGTTCTAAGTTTTTGTAAATTACTACTTTGATCATAAATTATAAATCCACTTATATCTTCGTCATATCCAAAATATACATTAGCAATACTTCCTCGATTAATTTCTAATCCAGAAAATTTCTCAGTTCCTTGAATTCCGTTTGAACCGTCATCGCCTTGATTAAGTGTGATAACTCTATCTGTAATAACAGTATCAGTAGTTTCTAGTCTTGTAAAGTTTCCTTCAACTACTAAATCACCAGTAACAAAAACTGTTCCTGCTGCAACACCAGTATTCAACTTTATATAGCCGCCTGATTGAACAGATACTGTATAGTTTCCGCTATTAAGTGCGCCCGGTGTTCCTGCTACGTTAAGATATTTTGACATTCTTTGATCCTATTTAAAAAGTATATGGGGGAACTTAATCCCCCATAACTAATCTTAGTCAGCTTCGAAATCGTCTGCGCCAGTGAATGCATCATCTGTACCAGCTTCTTCCATTTCAACTGCGCCATCATCGGTAGCATTACTAAAGTTCCAAGCAATACTTACGCCTGAGTCAAGTGTTACTTTGCGTCCTGCAATTTTTGTAACTTGACGAGCTGTTCCGCCATCGTCTTTTACAGTAATTGTCATTTCGCCTACAGCTAATGTACCTTGTGATTTGTCAACTAAAGTACAATCCATTGTATTAGTACCATCATAGCAACGGAACTTTTTAGATCCTAATTGCTTTACAATCCAGCCGTTTGCTTCTGCTTGGCCTGTAGCACGAAAACGTACTTTAATTTCGTTGCCGTCTGCTGTCGGCTCTCCGAAAAATCTTTTATTAATTGGTCTTCCCATTTGTTTTCTCCTATAAAAAGTAGTCCTATGCCCGTTCTATGGGCTACGCTGTGGTGCAGCATAAGTCCGCCTTGCGGCTCGCTATCTGACATTAGTATTTATCAAATAAGAAAAAAGCTCGACACAGTTAAGTATTGAGCTTTTAATATTAAAGTCAAAAAAATAGGCCCCGTAGGACCTATTTTCTGTTTAGTAAAACTAAACTTAGCTAAAGCTAACTGCTGTGTCAGTAATGTCTACTTTACCCAAGTAGTCAGCTGCGTTACCAAGCGATGACGCAGTGTTATTCAACTCAACATATCCATAACGTGTCATGAATGATACTGTTGGTTCGAATGTACCTGGATCCAATACAACTCCTGAGCTCATTAGCGGGATGTATGGGCAATAGAATGCCGCTGCATCTGATTCGCTTGAACCTTTGTAGCCGATTAGTACCGCTGAATCATCAGCAGCATAAGTGTTTACATACACTTTCATAGCGTTGTTCAAAGTACCAACCATCTTAGTGTTAGTTGGGGCTTCAAAAGCACCTTCAGTTGTACGTGCAAACGCTGAAGTTGTAGCAGATTGTAGGATTGTTAACGCGAATGGCGATACAACAGCCCAGTTACCTGCACCTCTACGTGTGCGCTGTGCAATCAAGTTACTTACGCGGTTGATCTGCACTGCCAATGCGGCATGCTCGTCACCTACGAATGTAGCTGTACCTGAAACACCTGTTTGTACATATGTTTCAGCAGCAGCACCAGCTAGTAAGTCTAAAGACGCTAGTACTTCTTGATCAATTTCAGCAGTAATCTCTTGTGCTAATGCAGCCATGATTTCTGCTTCTACGTCAATACCGTGCATAGACTGTGCGTCTTGTGCAGCTTCAAACGTCCAGCGAGCTGACAATTTACGTGTCTTAGCTTCTACTGTCTGCTTCAAGATTTGAATTGACATTCTGTTGCCTGCTTCACCTTCAAGTGCTGCTGTTGCATCAGCTTTACCTGATGTAGCATTACCTGAATATGCTTCAGCAATTTTGAATGGGCTTAGAGCCTCTTCGCCTGCTGTTGCACCTGATGCGCCTGCGCCTACTGTGTCTGAATAACGAACACGTAGAGTGTGGATTTGACCCACAGGACCAGTCATTGGTTGTACGCCTACTAACTCGTTAGCAATAACGGTTGGCATTACACGTCTGATCACTGGAAGGATCACACGATTTAGTGTTGCGACATTACCCGCACTTGTTGCACCAGCTGTAGCACTCTCTGACAAGTACTTGCGGGTGTTTTCTAGCGTAGCAGCCATAACAGACTTCTTGTTGCCTTGCAAGCCTTCAAGAAGAGCAGTTTTGGTGTCTACCCAGCGGCTTTCTAATAGTTCTGACATCATTATCTCCTTAATTATAATCCAGCAAGACGTTTAATATCAACTACATTACTGATTGATTCTTCGTCTGCTTTAGTTGCTGTCATTGTTTCTTCTCTGTTGCCTGTAATCTCTTTGCCTTCTGTAATTGCTGCCTTACGCTTTGCTGGAGTATTTCCGTCGATAACCGATGGTAAGTACTTGTCGAAAGACTTTTGTAGTCTATCTGTCTGTACTGATTCCAGTAAGTCTGTCATAATCTCGCGCTGATCGTTGCTCAAAGGAGCAATCAGTTCGTTCATAATCTTTTCTCTTTTTGCTGTTTCAACTAAACGTTGTTTTTCAACGTTAACTGATTCAGCTAAAGTTTTTGCCTTTGTTGCAAATGCTTTTGCTTCTACAAGTTGCTTGTCTTTAATATCAACAACTTTAAGAAGTTTAGCTACTTCTGAATTCTCATTCAAGTGGCTAGTTGTATACTCTCCTGCAAATGCTTCAAAGATTTTACGACCAAAATCGTTTCTTCGTGCTGCGTCAATATCTTCTTTAAGTGAAGTAATTTCAGTTTTAAGTGAGTTACCAACCATTTCAGATACTGCTGTAGCACTTCTTTCAATAAAATCAGTTTTAACTTTATTGAAGTGTGTCTTAGCTTCGCGTACTAAACGTACTTTAGTTTCTGCTAAGTCTTTCTTGTCTTCATAGAACTCAGAAATTTCATTAGATAGGGCATCTACTACAAACTCTTCTAACTGGCTATAACTTTCAGCCAGTGCAGCTTTGTCTGCACGTAGTTCTTTAATTTCTGTTGCTAAATTTTCAGCAACAAAACCTTTTAGAAGATCTGCATTTTCACGCATTGCAACAGCATACTTCGCTTTTGCTTCTGCTAAACCTTTACGGTCTTCTTGAAATTCTGCAATCTCTTCTGCAAGACGCTCAGAAAGCATTGAGTCAATAGCTTCAACCATAGTTGATTTATCGTGCTCATACTTCTGTGCAAATTCTTCACGAAGTTCAGCAGCTACTTGCTGCTTATTTTCAGAAACCTTTGCGGTCCACGCCTCTTCTAACTCAGCCCTGATTTCTTCTGAAACAACATCGTTTTCAAACAGTGTTTTCAGTGCATCAATCATTGTGTTCTCCTAATTTCACTGGAGTTTACTGATTATATTAATCAGTGATTCCTTTAGATACTTTTGTGCCTTGTCGTCTTCTCTAGTAGCCTGTGCTAATTCATATGCCTTATATCCGCCTCTTGCATTCATAAGATGTTCGTAAATGGGAGTAGGATATGCACCAGGAGCAGATGGTTGAGCAACTACGTCCACGGTAATAATTTCAAAGTCGGCAACGTTTCCGGTGCCGTCTACTTCACCAGAGCCCCTAGACGAAACACCTAGTTTAACGCCTGCCTCAAGCATCGTTTTAACTAGCTGTCCCATCGGGGTTGGTAATATTTTTAACTTGCCGTAACCGTTGCTACCATCCATCCAACATTCAGTTATCATATGGCTTACACGGTCAATATTGATGTTA